CATCTTACCTACTGGAGCAACTTTCCCAGCGTAATTTTTTAAAAACAGAATATTTATAACAAAACAAATAAATAAATAAAATGGCAGTATTAGATCCAAACGAAATATTTTTCACAGCCTTTGAACCCAAACAGGCAAACCGATTCATTATGTATATTGACGGTATACCAGCGTATGAGATTAAAGGTGTTGGTGCAGTCACATTAACTCAAGGTACTGTTCCTTTAAACCATATAAACGTTCAACGCTTTGTTAAAGGTAAAACAACTTGGGGTACTATCCAATTTACATTATTTGATCCTATTACTCCTTCAGGAGCTCAGGCTGTAATGGAATGGGTACGTTTACACCACGAATCAGTAACTGGTCGTGATGGTTATAGTGATTTCTACAAGAAAGATTTAACATTCGACGTATTAGGACCTGTAGGTGATATTGTTTCAGAATGGATTATCAAAGGTGCTTTAATTACAGATGCTAACTTTGGTGATTATAACTGGGATACTGTTGATACTGCTGTTAACATTACAATGACTGTTCAACCTGATTACTGTGTGTTGAATTTCTAATAATAGTAAAAATAAGATTAAAAGAGCTCGCATTTTTTGCGAGCTTCTTTTTTTTATTAATATTTATAACAAAATAAGTTTATGAGCGAATTTAAGTTTCCAACAGAAGTTGTAGAATTGCCCTCCAAAGGATTAGTTTACCCGGAAGGCCACATTTTAAGAAGCGGTAAAGTAGAAATGAAGTACATGACCGCAAAAGAAGAAGATATTTTATCAAACCAAAACTTTATTTCAAAAGGTATTGTGTTAGATAAATTGTTAGAATCACTAACACTAGGTAAATTTGATATTAAAGACTTAATCACCGGTGATAAAAATGCTATCTTAGTAGCTTCTCGTGTTTTAGGTTATGGTAAAGAATATTCATTTACTTATGATGGAAAAGAATACACTGTTGATTTATCTACTTTAGAAAATAAATTATTTAATGAATCCTTAGTATCTAGTAAAGGTACATTTACATTTACTCTTCCTAATTCAGGAACTAAAGTAGAATTTAAACTTTTAAATGAAAAAGATGAAGAAAAAATTAAACAAGAAATTGAAGGATTTAAAAAGTTTAATAAAGAATCATCTACTGATATTACAACTCGCTTAAAACATCAAATTATTTCTGTTGATGGTAGTGAGGATAAAACAGCTATTAAAGATTTTGTTGATAATTATTTACTAGCCTCAGACTCACGTGCCTTAAGAGCATATATAAAAATGATATCTCCTGATGTTGACTTAGTAGCTCCTGTTATGATTGATGGTGTTGAGGAGGACATCGACATTCCTATTAATCTTAACTTTTTTTGGCCTGACATTTAACAATACTGCTGAATTTAGATTAACTATTTTTAATCAAATTCATGAAATAGTATTCCATGGTCAAGGTGGCTATAGTTATGATGTTATTTATAACATGCCTATTTGGTTACGTAATTATACATTTAATAGATTAAAAGAATATTATCACCAATCAACTAATACTAAAAATGAAGATAGTTGGACTCAAGGTAGTGTAAAAGAAGAAGCATCTAAAAATAAACAAGTACAAGTACCTACATATGTAACAAAGGCATCTAAAAAATGATGCCTTTTCATATTTATAATAAACTATTTTAAATGACTGACGACAAAAAGATAAAACAATTAGAAAAGTTAATAGCTGAGTATGAAAAACTTAGTAAAACTAAGTATGAATTTAATATTGATACATCTAATTTAAAACAAGTTGAGTCACAAATTAGAGTAATAGGTAGAGCTGTAAAAGATCTTAAAGATGAAGCAGCTAAATTAGATAATACTTTTGGAAACTTACAGGGTGAACTTGAAGGTATTGTAAAAGAAATGGGTAACTGGGGTTCAGCTACTAGTAAAGCAAATAAAGCCTTTAAAAATATAGCTGATATTACAAACAGATTAAAGTATGATGAAAAAGGATTAAGTGAATTATCTAAAAAAGATCTTGAAAGACTTCAGAAAAAACTTAAAATCAATAAAGAAGAATTAGTAGATGCTGCTAAATCAATCCAAATAAAATATAAAATTACTGATTTAACAGAAGAAGCAATAAAAAATACTCAAGATTTATCTGAAGAAGAAGCAGCTATTTTAAGAGGTTATTTAGATCAATTTGGAATTATTGATAGGATAAATAATAAAACTAAAGAAAGATTAATTGAAGAAAAAAAGATTGAAAAACAAATTGGTTTAGCTGGTAAAGCATTAGATGGTTTAAAGAAAATTCCTATTTTAGGAGAAATATTAAACATTGATGATGCTAAAGAAGACATGAGAGACCTTGCTAAACAGGGTAAAGGTAGTTTTGAAATACTTGGAAAAGGATTATCATCTGCTTTTAGTGGACTAGGTCCATTAGCAATTATAGCAGGAATAGCTAAAGCAATTCAAATGCTTGTTGGGGTTATGTTTGAAGCTGACAAACAGATTACTGATGTAGCTAAAAATTTAAATGTATCTAAAGATAGAGCAAGTGATATAAGACAAAGTTTTTTTGATATTAAAAATAGTGCTAGTTCATTTGGTCAAATACAAGAAGGAAATTTAATTTTAGTAGAAAATTTAGTTAAAACTCAAACTGAATTAAATGAAGCTTTAGGATTATCTGTTGATTTAACTGAAGAACAAAATAGAGACTTTCTTGTTCAATTAACTAATGCTAATAAATTTTTAAAATTAGAAAAAACAGAAACTGAAGGTTTAGTTGCTTTATTTGCTCAAACTGGAGAAGAAGTTGAAGATATTAAAAATTTAATTTTAGGTACAACTAAAGAAACTAAAATTTTAACTGGTTTTCAAGTTAATGAAAGAAAAATATTAGGTGACGTATTAACTACTAGTAATTCAATAAAATTATCTATTAAAGGAGGAACAGAAGCATTAATTCAATCAACAATAAATGCTAACAAATTTGGAATTTCTTTAAAAGACTTAAGTTCTACAACTAGTGCTCTTCTTAATTTTGAACAGTCTATTAATGATGAACTTAATGCTGAATTATTGTTAGGTAGAGATTTAAATTTAGATAGAGCAAGAGCTGCCGCTTTAACAAATGATCAGGTAGTTTTAACAGAAGAAGTAGGTGATTTAATAAAAGGTTTTGGTCCTGACTTCCAAAGAAATTCTATAGCTCAAGAAGCTTTTGCTAAAACTTTAGGTAAAAGTAGAGAAGAAATAGCTGATATGTACACCAAATATTTAGAAACAGAAAAGCTTAGAAACAATCAGCTAAAATTAGGTGAAGATGAAATAAAACAAATAAAACAAAAAGCTAATTTAACTGTAACTCAAGAATCATTACTTAGAGCTGGAAAGCTAAGTGGTGTTGAATTCTATAATATATTAAAAGAATCAGGGGTACAATCAGAAAGATTAACTGAACTTTTAGCTGGGTTGTCTGTAACTTCTTTAGAATCTCAAAGCAGTCAAGAAAAATTTAATGATGCTTTAGCTAGTGCTAAAGAAACATTTACTAGATTTGTTGATGGAAAAACACTAGATAAGTTTGCTAATTTATTAACACAATTTATTAATGTGTGGCAATCCCAAGGACTTATAGCAGCTATAATGGGTACTGGAGGATCAGAAGCCAAAAAAGAAAGAGAAAAAAATATTACCTCAGGTAAATCAGGAGCTGAAGCTAAAAAAGCACTTGTAATAGCAGAACAAGCAGAACGAGGTGAAGGAAGCGGTGTTAACTACACCCGAGATGTTGGTGGTATGGCTACAGGTGGTATAGTTCCTCCTGGTTTTCCAAATGATACTTATCGCACTAGACTTAGTTCTAATGAAGCTGTTATACCGTTAGATCAACTTATGGCTAAATTTGATGCTATGGCTAATGCTATTGCCTCAAATAAACAATCAGTACCAAAAATATACTTAGGAACAACAGAATTAAACACGGCAACATCTATGGGTACTTATGCTTTAAATGAAGGTGTTACAAGTTAATATGTATAATAAAATAAAACTATGGATCTCTTAAACAAACTACAAACTCAAGGATCGAACCTAACAAATTTAGACGGAGGTACTCCTAAAAAATTCAGTGGGGCTTCTAATTACCCAAAAGGTTTAGCTGCATCTCAATTAGATTTAGATGGTAAAAAACCTTTAGCTTATGATAGATCCTCTAAATATCAAGAAAGTTTAGCTAAATCTCAATTAGATTTAGACGGTAGAACCCCTAACAAATATTTAGATAATCCTCCTCGTTAATGGGATTAATAAACCTAAAAACGGATCTTAAGTCCCTACGGTATGGGAATGACAGGGTCAATGGAGGTAATAGTGGGCAACCATATATTACCACTCCCATTCCTGATAGGATTGGTCCTTATATAGGTACAACTGATTTCTTATTAAGAGGTGGTATTAATGCTGTTAGAGATACAGCTGCGGATGTTGAACGTTTAACTAAAATGTTTAGAGATACTAAATCACCAAATGGTATCTTATTCACAGCTAAACAACAATTATTGTCTCGTACTGCTGTTCGCACTCAAACAAGCAGTATATTAAATGAAGGTGCTTATTCACCTTTAAATACATTAGCACAAACAGGTGTTGTTGCTTTTGGTGGACATTTAAATAAACAAGGCAGAAATCCGTCTGCTGGAACTGGTGCTTTTGCTAACAATGAAAATTTATATGATGTTAGAGTAACTCCAACAGTAGTAAATCCAAAAACAAATACTAATAGATTAATTAATTTACTTGATTTAACAAGCAATAATAGAAATGGATCTACAAAAGATGGGATTACTTTAAACAATGGACCTGATGTAATGACTTACATTGGAGGTCCTGGTTCTATTTTAGGAGGAGGAAGTACTAGTATAAGATACTCTAAAACATCAAAAACAAATCTAACTAATGATACTAAAACCAATACCTTTTCAGTAGGTAACTGGGTATTTAATTCTAAAAACTTAACTACTCCTTATAAGTCTCAAACTTTACTTCCTGTTGTTGAAGATTCTCAATCATCTGATAAACAAGGTAGTACTTCTTCTCCTAAGATTCAAGATTTTAGAAAAATTTTAAGAGAAAATATATTACAAAATCAAGACAAAACATTAGCTACAGAAAGTGGAGCTACTCCTTTAGCCCCTGACTACCAGACTCAAAATTATGACCTAAGAACTAACTTAGGACAACCAGGACAACGATCCGGTAAAAGCTATGCTAATTATACTAATGGTGTTTCATATACTGGAGTAGATATACCTGGTGTAGGATCATTCAAACCAGGATTAGATATAATTAACTCAGTACCTATTTATAGAAGTGAAAATGCTAGTACAGATTCTAAATTAGATGATTTAGTTAGTTTTAGAATAGCTGTTATTGATAATAATGAACCAACATTTAAAACCTTTTTACATTTTAGAGCATTTTTAGGTGGGATGTCTGATTCATACCAAGCAGAATGGTCACCGTTTAGATATTTAGGAAGAGGAGAAAATTTTTACACCTACAATGGGTTTACTAGAACTATTACATTATCTTGGACAGTAGCAGCTCAATCAAAACAAGAGCTTATACCCATGTATAAAAAATTAAACTATTTGGCTTCAACAACTGCTCCTGATTATAGTCCTCAAGGGTATATGAGAGGAAATATAGTTCAATTAACTGTTGGAGGATATGTTTATGAACAATCAGGCATTATAACTAGTTTAACTTATGATATTCAGGATGATTCACCATGGGAAATAGGAATTGATACAAATGGAAATGTAGATGATAGTGTTAAACAAATGCCTCATATTATACGAGTTTCATCTTTTAACTTTATACCTATTCAAAACTTTATTCCATCTAAACAATCATTAACTTTTTCAAGTAGAAATACTGAAGATGTTAATGTTGAAGATCCTATTGGATTTGCTAATGCTTATGGTGACCAACAATTTATATCTTTAGCTAATGCTGATGGAAATTCATATCCAACAAAAACAATAAAAACACCTGAACGCCCCGCTATAGGTAACACAACAGCTAATCAAAACTTAGTAGGAGGAGCTCCTGCTCTTTAAATATGAACAGATATCAAAACATACCAAAAACTAAAATAGATAAAAAATTAGTATATGTTACTTCTCGCTATCCAGAAGTACCAGTTACTTCTGATGATATCTATGTTTATACTGTTCAAGGTGACAGGTTTGATGTTTTAGCATTACAATATTATAAAAATAGTTCTTTATGGTGGGTTATATCCATAGCTAATACAGATAAATTACCTCAAAATTCATTAGTTATTCCTGAAGGATTGCAAATTAGAATACCTGCTTTTTATGCTGGAGTAGTAAGTGCTTTTAATACAATAAATTCTTAATTATGTCAA